TCTCGACATCAGCACCTTCAAATATAACTTCCGAATCACCTTTCCACTCAACATGTCCTACTACTTGATTAGTTTGTTGATCTCGTTTTTCAAATTTACTATCTTTTAATACTTTAATAGTATGTTCAGATGAACCTAAAATTAAATTCATTCGACCGCATCCTTCAACCCATTCTGCAGGAGCAATTGTAGTTTCAATTCCTGCTGTACATCCAATGTTATATTTTCCCATTGGTTGAAATTCATTTGGAACTGTAATTTGCATCCAAATTTCAGGTTGTGCTGGCAATTGAGGTGAATTTAATTAACGTTTTGTTAAAA